AACTGAATCGCCTATTTGGCTATAAAGCAAAATAGTTCCCTCATCATTTGAAATATTTTTTATGTATTTGAAGTCCATAATACAAAATTAAATAGTATATTTGCTTTATATACTATATAGTTACTATAATATGGGTAAAGAGCATTCTAAAGAAGATATTAGAAAAAAAATGGAGGCTTATAAGGTAAGAGTTACAACTCGCATAAGCGGTACAGATAAAAATAAATTTATGCTCGACCTAATAAAAAGGGGGATAACAGAAAGTATATTAAATAAAGAAATTATCAATATTCATTATGCTATTAGAGATGAGTTACCAGAAGAAACTAAAATAATGAAAATGGACGAGTTAAAAAAATACTTAATAGATAAAATTAAATTGAAATGAAAAAGCCCTAAATAATGTTAAGGCTCTTATGATAACAAAGTAATCATAACTGTTATCTATATTTCTACAATAACTAAACTGCTATTTAAGTAATTAGATGCTGCTGAGTTAACCATTTTAGCTCTTAATGATATCGTTGTATTTGGAGCAATAGAACCAAAATAAGCTACGCTAATCGGTAGTATTGCAGTATCAACATTAAATCCTGTAATAGCCAAATAATTTTCATTTACTGCTAATTCACTTGCGCCATTCCATATTTGTAAATAAGCTCCATTTCCTGCACTTGAACTAAAATTAAATGAAGTGTTACCAATAATCATAAATGTACGAGTTACACCATCATTAGGAGTTGTATATGTTAAACCAGTTAATGTTGCATATGTTATTGAACTTGTACTAAGTGTTGATAATTGTAAGTTTTGAGTTATCTTACTAATTACTGTTTTTAAATAAACTAAATCAGTAGAAATAAAATCTCCTCCACTTGCTACATCTGTAGGTACATATTTATAAATATCATGTACGTTTCCTGTTGTACCATCTGTAAAGTTTACAGGGTCGGCAGTCGCATCTTGTGTTTTAGTTAATATAAAACGAGCTACATTTGTAGTTCCGTTTACGGCAGTTGTTTCATAATATTTACCACCATAAAAAATCTCTCCTGCTGTTACGTCTTTATTACTATCTGAAACTACACAGCCAGAAATAACATAAGGAACAGTTAATGAATAACTACCAACTATTTTATAAATTAATGCCTGTATAATTGCAGCATCGTCTTTTGCTTTTGCATTTTGTAAAAACTCTAATGAATACCCTGTAAACGGTTGTTGTTTGTCAGGGTCTGTAATTTGTGATGTGCTTATTTTTTCCATTATATGTATGTATCTACTTTATATTTTATTCCACTTAATTTATATTTATCGACAAAGTTTTTAACATTGTTTTCTCTATTTGCTGTATTAGTTCCTAATGTTGTAAATACAGCGTCAGGAACCCAAACAATAAAATCATAACTAACATCTGGATAAACTGCATCTAATACCATATATTGAATTTGATTAACGCTATCATTAGGCATCGAACTAGATGTATCTGATGATTCACCCATTACAAATTGAGCACTAATAACATCGTTTTTTTCAATATAAATTTGAGGGTCTGTTGTTGGTATTCTGTACCATTTGTTTAAAGCATATTCCAATAATATAAATTGGGATGTATATTTTATACGTTCGCTTGCACCTATAAAGTTTTCATTAACTAAAGTCCAATAATCAGGGTTTATACACTCAACTCCATTAAATGATTGAGCGATACCATTTGTATCAGTATATGTAGCCTCGTAAATACTTTTATCTGTATAAATAACCCTATCTCCAAAATTATAAGTAGTTAAAATATTAAAATCATTATAATTGCTACCGTCTTTATATCCATTAAATATTAACGACCATAAATTTTGAATAGGTGAACAAATAACATATAACCACGCTAAAAACTTACTTTGTCTTAACTTAGAAGGTGTTAATTGTTCTGCTACTGTATTACTATTATAGTCGTATATTGCCATTATTGAGCTATAAATGTTAATGTATCTGTAAATAAATAATTTGTTGTATCTTCTTCAACAACATACCCTGCTGTTAATTGATACGTTGGAATTAATGTCGTTTTACCTTGTACTAAATAAGTACTATTAGCAATAACATCTGTATCAGGTCTTATAGCAACATTATATAAATATAAATCTGTAACACCTTGTACAGATTGGATAGCATCTATTAACGCCATTAGTTTAACGTTTCCGTCAAATGGAATAGCAGCTAAATAAGCATTAATGGCAGCTATAACATTGTCGCTAATTGTGTTAGCATATTGACCGCTATAATAAATTGTCGCTTTTATATAAATTTTATCAGCATTTAATGAACTCGCAACGTATCTAACTCCTGCAAAACCTATTCCAACTCCACGACCCGCATACGTTCCATCTCCTGAGTTGTTTAAATAACTTTGTAATGATGATAATTCACCTGCACTTAAAGCTGTTGGAGGGTCTGATTTAGCAGCCTTAACATTTACCGTTCTACTAGCCGAAGTCTTAACAGATGCTCTTGTTATAATACGTTTTGTTGTATCTACTGTTGCATAATTAACAGAAAAATCATCTAATACAGTTAATACTTGTGGAGTTACAGAATCATATTGAAATTTTAATACTCTATCTTGTAGCCATTTATCACTACCTACAGGTGCTTTTTCAACAATTGTTTCTAATTCTTTTTTGTAAATATCCCATAAAGTTTCCTGTAAAAACATTTGAGCAGCTACAATATATTTCCAAAGTGTATAAATTGCAGAGTTACTTGGACTGTTTAAACTTGATAAATCAGTTTGTGCAGCTTGTTCTGCATCTAATAAAGCTACTATTGTTGCTATTGACCTTGCCATTATAATTCGTCTGGGTTGTTAAGTGTTGTATCTAATACTGGTGTTAAAGTAGCAGTTGTAGTATCTACCGTAACAGTATCGTGTCCTAATGTTTTATAATCTTGTATGTAATCTTGTACATTATTATGGTCGAAATCTTGTTCTTCACTACGTCTTAATAGTTTACCAAAATAACCATATTGTTTAGTTTGAACCGTTTGAAATACACTATCAACTAATGTTAAAATACTAGTATCAGTATCTGCATAAGATTCAAAACAGATGTGTAAACGTACTATTAAATCATACTCTTGTGTTAATCCATTCTTACCTTTATCTCTGTATTCAGAAGGCATAAACTGAATAAATATAGCAGGGTATAAAAACGGATTTTCTACATTCTCACGCTCTAATTGGTTACGCCATAAATCAACGTGCTTAATGCCAGAAATAGCCTCTAAATCTGTTTTTAATGAGTTATATAGTGTTAGTTTTGACATTGCTACAAATATACAAATTATTTATTAATTTAAACCAAAATAGAATACTTGACAGTAATGTAGTCCATATTTATTTTTATTCAATAAAATATGAGTGAAATAATAAACACTACAAGTTAATTGCTCGTTTACGTTTCCTTTTCCTATTAAGTTATTAATCATAATATTGATTTTATTCTTCTTCTAAATATTGATTCTAATTTATTATCTAATACTTTTGAATATCCCATAAATTGACGTTTAGGCATCTTAAAAGGATATTTACCCCACGCTCTACCTCTTTGTCCCCAATTATGTATATCTGCATAAACTTTATTTGAGTATATAGTAACATTAAATGATTCTCTATTTGAGTTAGCCCTAGCTTTTATAGATGCCTTTAATGCTCCTGTTTTATTTAAAATCTTATTATTAGTATATGGACGCTCTCTTTTTCTTTTTAATGGTTTCCATTTTACTAATGTTCTATCAGTCCATCCTTCATCATTAAATGCTTTTTCTGTATGTTTTAACGCTTGTTGTTTCATGTCATATCTCATCTTATTCATTTGAATATGAAAATCTTTTAGTTTTTGAGATATTTTTTTACTTTCGTTAAACGCCATTTTTTCTTTTTGGTAAAGGTAGTCCGAAATTCTTTTTTGCTTTTTCTTTATCTTTTAAAGATACTTTAAAATATGGATGTTTTTTATTAAATACTTTTTTTTCTTTAGCAGCATTAAACCTCCAAATTTCAGGAACCGATTTATGCAAATTTAATCCTATTGTATTTGTTGATTTTATATTTTCCCCATAAATAGGTAATACTCTACATCTACAATTATATCCATTAGGTGGATAATATTCGTCCCAAAACTTATCAGTTTGTTTTTTTACTACTTTATTAAGTAAAGCGTGTTCCGCTCTTACTTTAGCATCCTCTCTAGTTAAATACTCTAAATATCCGCTATACTTATCAGCCATTATTAGTTATTTTTAATTCTGCTATTTCAGACTCTAATGATTTTATTTGAAATAATAAATCATTAAATAATTCAGCTATTTCATCTGATGCTTGTAATTCAGCCTCATTTGTTCCTTTGAATTTATTATAATTTGATCGAATAATATTCAATATATATTCAGACGTTACTTCTTTACTCATTTACTCTATTTTAGTTATTTTTAACCAGTTTTTTACATTAATAGCTACTTGTTCTGTCGAATCTAATTCAATAGCTAAATAATCATCATAATACTTTAAATATACTGATTTAGCTTCTGTAAAATCTTTTAAACTTATAATCTCTCTTAAAAATTGATATTGTTTTGCTGCCGAAAATATATATAAATTTTCTCTTAAATCAAATAGCATATTATAATCTTCAGAATCTACTTGAAACTCATCTATATTATTTCCATAACCCTTATATAAATATTCGGTTAGTTTTTCTGCTGTTTTAGAATATAATGGATAGTAAAAATTATCTAAGTTAACAATACCTTGTTTAATCCAATATAATAAATCATCTACTTCTTTTTCATCAAGTAAATTAACTTCTATTTTAGATACATTTTGTATTTCACAAAAGTTGCACATTAACTGTATAAATCTTTTAAACTATTGCTAATATTTGATATGGTATTTTGTTCTATTGGCTGTGTAACCTCTATAACTTCGCTACCGTATTTCTCACTTAAATATTCAGGAGTAAATGAAAATTTACCAGTTTTAATTAATTCAATATCAATTTTAGATTGTTCAATTAAAGACAAATCTTCATCTGCTTTAACTCTTATTGATGCACCTTGTGGCAATATACCCAAACGTGTCATAACTGGTACTAATTGATAGTTTAAAACACCCTCGATAAAGAACTCATCAGTATAAGCTACATTCTTTAAAACACGTTCTTGTACTTCTGCACTACCTACATAAGCCTTTTCGTCTAGTGTTCCAGTTTGCCCTAAAATAAGTTTGCTAATCTCAGAGTTACAACGTTGTATCATCATATCAAATACTTGGTAAGCATCTGAACGATTAGATTCTACTAATTCAATTAAATCATCTGTATCAAATACACCATAACTAGCAACAGCCATATTTTTTAAATACTGTTCCATATTATAGCGAGTTTCTTCATCTCTTACATTTGTTTTACCTATTCTAATAGGGCTACCAAATATCTCAACAAATTCAGACCATGCGCCTAATGCGTTTTTCTTCCAAATAACCAAAGGAGCAGCTTTTAAATATAGCCCTAAATCTCTTTCTTTACCAACTCCAATAACCCAATTTCTGTATAATGGGTCTAAGTAGTCTGTACCGCTTAAATCAGCATAAGTATTAGTTACAATGTGAAATTCTGGTTTTACATACTCTCTAGGAACTAAAGAAACTGATTTAAAAGCATTATCAATAACACTATCTAATTGAATTAATGAATGCCCATAAAATATACTATCTAAAGACAAATCAATAAAATCTCTGAACCATTTTTGTTTAATAATATACTCTAAATCTTCACTTTCTTCATCATTTATAATAACATCAAAATCTTTGCAAAGTGTAAGGTTTTTACGTTGGTTAACCGCTGCCGTTAAATGAGCATCTAGTTCAATATTTTTGTAAACCTTATATAATTCATTCCTTTGTGGTGAAATTAAAGATTCAGCACGAATAACAGCACTTTTATAAGTTGATATGTCAGTAGTACCTCTGTATAATTGTGTTGGTGTAGTTATACGTTTTCTTATATCACTATTTTTAGGCATATTAACAGAAACGTCCTGTGCTTTACCAAAATTTATATCATATCCAAATAATTTCATTACCAAAGTTGATTAGATGTTTTTGTTGTAGTTCCATTTGAATTACCCCATCTTATTGATATACCTTGTTGAGGCAATATCTGTGGTAAATCTGCTGTAATATCTCCGCTTGCTACACGTTTTAACCATGCAATAGCACCACCGTTTTGAGTAGCATTATTACCATCGTAACGCTCTTTTCTTAGGTCTGGTATATTACGAGGATTAATACGAGAGTGTAAATGGTATAAAGTAATATCTAATAAATACATTACTATCTGCTGGTTTCTATTATCGCCTTCAGTCCACTTAGTATTGTCGTCTGGGTAAGCAGCCGTTAAAGTATAAGCACTTCCAGCACTCCAGAAACCAGTTTCAGTAGGTAAAATACCAGTACAATTGATTAAGCAAGTATATAAAACATTGTTATAATAGACTGTATCACCAGCAACATAAGCAGTAGTATTAACATATTCAGCTTCTGGCAAAGTAACATAAAATAATGTTTTATCCAAACATATCTGTGTCCATTCAGAACTATTAAAAGCGTGTGCAGCACTACCAGCAATAGATTTATAAATATATCCACCTTGTAAAACATATTGACCAGTTGTATAAATGGTAGATGCGCTAAAAGCTGTTGCAGTCCATTCTACTAATTGTTTACCGTTATAAGTAGCAGTAATATCAAAACTTTTAGTATCTGTAAATATCTGATTAGTGATATAACGCTGTGTTAAATAACTAATCATTTCAGATTGTGCAGACTGCTCTACATCTAGTTTAGTTTGTTGGTTCGATTCAATTATCTGGGATAACGAATCCGCTTGAATAACACGTAAATAATCATTATCTCTTAAAAGTCTAGCCATATTGCAAAAATATAAACAAATTTTTGTTAATTTACTATATTGTTACTACTAATTTTATCCAAGTCTAAAGCAACTCTATTTTCTTTAAGTTTATGAACCTCAGCCTCTAATAAAGAAAGTTCTAGTTTTTCCTTATCTAAAACGTATTGTAAGAAATCATTTTTTAACTTTTTATAATCTCTTTTATTCTGTTTACATACTAAAAATCTCTCAGAGTGGATAAGTGTATTGGTTGCAACATCTTCAATAAAGAAAGTAAATGTTTTGTCTTTACCTATACGTTCGTAGTGTGTTTTTACTGTCATAACCTATGTTTTGTGTTTAATGGTGCGTTTCCTAGTCTTCTTGCATATTGAGTTACATCTCCTTTTTGATACATCTCATATTCTTTTTTAAATGCCTCACAAATAATATAATCCGTTAAATCACTAATGTGTCCATATTGTTGATATGATATACCACTTTTAGCATCTTTAACCTTTGTTTTATCCTTACCACCATCTGAAGCCTCTTTAGTATTAGTAAAGTCGCTAATAGCTTCTTTTAATTCAGGATTAATAATAAACTCAATATCGCCAAAATTACTAAATAATATTGTATTAAAAAAATTACCTCTCATTACTACTGATGGATTAGATTTACCAACTCTCATAATAGGTTTATAATTGGTTAGTTCGTTTTGTATTAATCTAAAAAAGTTATGTCCTTTCTCTTGTTTAACATCTTCTTTTTGACTGGTAGCATCCCCATAAATAAACAAACCGCTATTGTGTGCAGGATATTTACGTTTAAACTCATTACAAACATCCTTAATAGTGTTTTTAGGGTTAATACCTAAAATAGTATCAATTAACCTAATTTGCTTATTAGATATTTGAAATATACCACATGGCAAATACGGATTAACGTTTTCATCCCAACTAATATGAAGTGGCAATGTAGGTTCATAATGGCAAGGCTTAACGTGTTTATCTAAACTAAAATACTTGTAAAATTCAGCTCCTGTGCGTTCTTGTAAATCCCAATTACCCTCAACAAATACCTCATATTCATAACGTGGCATTGATTTTAAACTCTCTAAATAGTCTTTTGGTATAAATGGATTATCTGTAATTTTAGAGGGTATGTAAAGCCAATTATTAGGCAAAGTATTACTTTTCCACTTATTATAAATTAACTCTTTAACCCAATTATTAGCAGGGTTACAAGTAGCTAAAATAATAGGTTTAGGTTGTTTGTCAATAATATGTGAACCTGCCCTCTCAACACACTTATAAAACGTCTTTTGTTGTAACTCGTTTATTTCTTCTAATAAGAAACCATTTACTTCTAATCCCTTAAATCGATTTAATTCCTTATCATCTGCATAGTTTTCACCTAAGAATATTATTTGACTATCATTCTGAAAAGTAACTGTTTGAGTGTCTTGGTTATATTTCTTAACAAAATTAGTAGGGCAAATTTTAGTAAAAGATGGGATAGTGTTTAGTTTTAACGTTTGCAATGTAGAGCGCACAACGCCCCATTTAGATTTAGGGTACATTTTACAAAGTAGTAATAA